AGAAAAAGAAAAAATAAAAAATCAAAGTTTGAGAATGAACTATTGATACAAGAAACTAGGAGGATATAAATGTACGTAAGTAAAACTAAAGTTGAACATTACACTTACCCTTGGAAAAATGGTAAGAGAGGTAGTAATTTACAATTAGAAAATACACTTAATATAAATGAAGCTAGTAATTTAAAACGATTATTACCTTTAATAGATGAGTTTGAAGATACTATTTCACAACATTCAAGTACAACAATTGAATTAATTGTTAAAATTAAAGAAGATAAATAGGAGGATATAAATGTTTGGTAAAAAAGAAAATGTAAAAACAAATAGATATATAGTTATGTCAAAGCTAGATGGACAAACTACATTCTATGCACAAAAAGGATTTGCAACAAGAGATGATGCAGATGCTTATGCTAAACTTATGATGAAGACAGAAGAATATGATAGAAATAAATATTATTTATTCGAGCAATCTGTTGCATATAGTTTAGGTGAAAAAGATGTAGTAAGAACTGAGGAAAGTTTTAGTACTAATGGTTGATACCTATTTAAAATCTATTCTTGAAACAGTACAAGAGGCTAAGAAAACTAAAGGCTCTAATGACTTGGAAAGAATAATTAGTGAACAGCAATTAAAGATAGAAAATCTTCAAGCAATTAGTGAGGTACATCAAAAACAAAATGGTCAACTACAAATAAGAATAAAAGAACTTGAGAAACAAATAGAAGATAAGAGAGTAGATGATGGAGGTTGGATTAGTAAGGATAATGATTGATGCAATGTTAACACCTAAACAATATAAACTTTTTAAATTTTTAAAAGCGTATGCTAAAGAAAATAATTTTATGCCTACATTTGATGATATGAGAAAGCATATGAGTCTTAAATCAAAGAGTGGTATTTTTAAACTTCTATTTTATATGGAGTGGAAAGGTTATATTAAACGTCACCCTGCTCATGCAAGGGCGATACAAATAATAAAGGAATATGAGAATGAGTAAGTTTTATTTAAAGAAAACCTATGTAACTATACATATGTGTATAGACGACTATCATCCTGATGTAAAGCATGAAGAAAAACTTAAACAAAAATTAAAGTTTACAGATAATGCGACAATATCATCTAAGGATGTTAAGGAAAGTAGAAGTACAATTGAAGAGATAACAGAAAAAGAATATGAAAAGAAGATAGGTAAAGTAAAACAAACTTCTATTAAATTCTCAGATATTAAATGATAGTAAATAGAAACACTTTTAACTCTCAGATGGAGGGTCAAGGACAAGGATATTATATTACTCCTGAGGTTTTATTATGGCGTAGTGTTATTGTTAGAGCAATGATGGATGCACTTGATATAGATATTCATGCATGGGGTTTAAGCAGAAGAAGAATAGTTGAGGAAGCTAATGATTGGTTTAATACTAAGGATGCATATTTTGTAGAAGTTTGTTCTCATTCTAATATGTCACCTTATTTTGTGTGTAGATTATTTAAAAAAATAAAGGATGCAAATGTGAAGAAGTTATTTAAATTTAAAAACTTGAATAAATTTTTACTAGAGTATATTTGTACTTTTGAAAATGAAAGGTAATATGAAATTAAATAACAATTCTAAGTTTGATATAGACTTAAAGTATGGTCAAATTAGAGAGAAGAGAGTTGCCGAACTGTTGTCTTCAGATAAGATTGAAGTTAAAACTGAACGAAGTTGGTGGAGAAAAACAGGGAACATAGCAATTGAATATGAGTATAGAGGTAAACCTAGTGGCATTGATAAGACAGATGCTAAGTGGTGGTTTCATATTCTTGAACAACAGAAGAAAGAATATTGTATGTTAGTATTCAGAGTGGCTACACTAAAAAAAATAGTAAAGAAATATAAGAAGACGCATACAAAAAACATAGGTGATTATAGGGCAAGTAAATGTGTAGTTGTACCTATAAAAGAATTATTTCATGAAAGATGTTATAGTTTATAATGTGGTGGAATATTCTTATAATAGTATTTTGGTTAGACCTAATACTATTTTTAATAATACTAGGAGGAATGTTAATTAAATAATTATGAGTAATAGAGATTTATTATCAGCATATAAAGAACAGCTTAAAGATTTAACAGAAGAGAAGCAAGACTTAATAAAACTAACAGACGAAAAAGATGCTAGAATTAAAAAGTTATTAATACAATTAGAACAAGCTAATGCAGATGTTGAAAACTTAGGTAAACGAATAGCTGAAGTAGAGGCAAAAGCTAAGAAGAAAGATAAAATAAAAAAGATTATCAATCAAAAGATTGATGAAGTACTAGAAAAAAAAGATGAGATTGTTGTTGACAATGATGAGTAATTGTGATAAAGTTTCATCAATAATAAAAAATAAAAATATAAATAGAGGTAAAAAATAAAATGGCAATAGTAGAAGGTACAGCATATTGGGCATCAATTACAAGACCCAATGAAAAATTTGAACCAATGTGGAGAGTTGATGTGGCTTTATCAGATAAAGACGCAGAAGAATTTAAGAGCAAAGGGATTAATCTTAAGGAGTCTGTTATCGAAGACAAGACAGTTAAGAACCTTGTAACTTTTAAACGAAAAGTTTCCAAAGCAAATGGAGATAAAAATTCTCAGCCAACATTAGTTGATGCAGAGAAAAAACCACTAGACAAAATAGTCGGTAATGGTAGTAAAGTTAAAGTTATGTACAAATCTTATGATTGGAACTATAAAGGTAAGACAGGTGTAGGCTTGGATTTACAAGCAGTACAAGTTGTTGACCTTATAGAGTATCAACCTAAGGAAGACTTTAGCGTAGAGAAATCTTCAAATGGTGTTGACATCAAGGAAGATTTTTAGTATCATCAATCGAGAATGAATAACTTAGATAGTTCATTTTCTAACTCCGAAGGGGAGGCGATTAGTAGTGAGTTGCCTCCTCTTTTTTTATGAGGTAAATAACAATGAGGGCGACAATGGAAACAAACGATAATGGATTTATAAAATATCATATGCCTTGTCCACTATGTTCAAGTAGTGATGCAGTTTCAATAAACAAGGATGGGTCAGCATATTGTTTTTCTTGTCAAGAATACATGAAGGAATACAATATGGAAACACAAGAAATACAATCAACAAAATCAACAAATGAATATGAGGTAAAGGATTATCTCAAACAATCTAACTATGCAGAAATTATAGATAGAAATATTAAAGAACAAACTTGTAAGCGTTATGGTGTTACAGTTAAGATGGATAGTATTGGTAATATAACAAATCATTATTACCCATATCACGATAAACAAGGTGCAAAGATAGCAACTAAAACTAGATATACAAAGTTAAAAGAATTTAGTTTGCAAGGTAATACTAAGTTGTCAGGTTTATTTGGAGAACATTTATTCACAAAAAATAAATATGTAATAATAACTGAGGGAGAGTTGGATGCTCTATCAGCTTATCAAATGTTTAAAACTGATAGATATGAAACACCAGTAGTTAGTATTAAGAATGGTATAACTTCAGCAGTTAAAGATATTAAAGGAAGTTTAGATTGGTTAGAACAATTTGAGAATGTCATTATAAATTTTGATAATGATGAGCAAGGTCGTGAAGGTGCTTTGAAAGTAGCTGAATTATTTTCACCTGGAAAATGTAAGATACTTCATTTACCTGAGGGATATAAAGATGCATCAGATTGTTTAACACAAAATAAAATACAAGTATATACTAAAGCATTTTGGGATGCAAAAATCTATGCTCCTGATGGTATCATTAATGCTAATATATTATTTGATGCTATAACTAAACCAACATTAAAATCTTTTGTTCAATATCCTTTTGAGGGTATGAATAAAATTACTTATGGAATTAGACCTTCAGAGTTAATTACATTTACAGCAGGAAGTGGCTTAGGTAAAACTCAAGTGATGAGAGAAGTAGTACATCATATGATTAAATCTACCGAAGATAATATTGGATTGTTAATGTTAGAAGAAACACCAGTAATAACTTCTAAAGGTTTAATGAGTATTGAAGCAAATCAAAGATTACATTTACCTGATGTTCATGTAAGTAAAGAAGAGATGAAGACTTACTTTGATGCAACAGTAGGTACAGGTAGAGTATTTATGTTTGACCATTTTGGCTCAAACTCTATTGATAATATTGTATCAAGAGTTAGATACTTAGCTAAGGGATTAGATTGTAAGTATATTATAATTGACCACGTTAGTATTATAGTATCAGACCAAAGTCATGGAGATGAACGAAGAGCATTAGATGAGATTATGACTAGACTTAGAACACTTGTTCAAGAGACAGGCGTTGCTATGATAGTTGTTTCACATTTAAGAAGACCTGATGGCAAAGGTCATGAGGAAGGTGCTGCGACTTCTCTATCTCAATTAAGAGGGTCAGCTAGTATTGGTCAGTTATCTGATATGGTAATTGGTTTAGAAAGAGATGCTCAAAATGCAGACCCTGAAATAAGAAATACAACAAGAGTAAGAGTATTAAAAAATAGATTTGCAGGATTAACTGGTCCATGTTGTGATTTACAATATGATGTTGATACTGGTAGATTGAAAGAGGTAAATATAGATGCAATTTGATAAAGTAGTTTTTGATATAGAGACTACTATCAACGCAGATAAAATTTGGTGTATTATTTGTAAGCATGATAAAACATATTATCAGTTTACGGATGGTAAAAACTTACATAGGTTTGAAGAATTTGTTAAGAAGACTAAAGAATTTATTGGACATAATATAATTGGATTTGATATTCCAGTAGTTAATAAATTTTTTGGTAAAGATTTATTTGAGAATTGTAAGATTACAGATACATTAATTTTATCAAGATTACTTAACCCAGTAATAGATGGTGGACACTCACTTAAAAACTGGGGTACAAAACTAGGTCAAGCTAAAATAGAGTTTGAACAATTTGATTTTCTTTCTGATGATATGTTAAAGTATTGTAGAAATGATGTTGAATTAACTGAAAGACTTTATAAATTTTTAATTACAAAGGTTAAAGATTTTGGAGAGTCAGTACAGTTAGAGCATGATGTTGCTAAAATAATACAGGCTCAACATGAGAAAGGATTTAAATTAGATATTGTAAATGCTTATGGTTTACAAGCTAAATTTCAAGAAGATATGAATGACTTAACTACTCAAGTTAGAAAGTCTTTCCCTCCCCTAAAAATAGAAGAAGAGTTTATCCCTAAAGCAAACAATAAAGCTAGAGGGTATGTTAAAGGTGTACCCTTTACTAAAGTAAAATATAAAGAATTTAATTTAGGCTCACGACAACAGATAGCAGAAAGATTAGTTATGCTTGGATGGAAGCCTAAAAAGAAAACAGACAAAGGACATATTATTGTAGATGAAAAAGTTTTATCTGAAATAAAAAATATTCCTGAGGCTAAATTGATTAACAAGTTTCTACTGCTTCAAAAAAGAATAGCTCAAGTTTCCTCCTGGATTGAAGCAGTTAGAGAAGATGGAAGAGTGCATGGCAAAGTAATTACCAATGGTACAATTACAGGTAGGATGAGTCATCAATCGCCCAACATGGCTCAAGTACCTGCTGTGTACTCTCCATATGGTAAAGAATGTAGAGGATTATGGACAATAGATAAGGGCTATAAATTAGTAGGTGTGGATGCATCAGGGTTGGAATTAAGAATGTTAGCACACTACATGAACGATAAGGATTATATAAATGAAGTCATTAATGGAGATATACATACATCAAATAAAATTGCTGCTGGTTTGGAATCAAGAGATGAGGCGAAGACTTTCATCTATGCTTTCATATATGGAGCAGGGAATAGAAAAATTGGCTCTATCATTGGAGGTACGGAAAGAGATGGAGAAAGAATTAAAGAAAAATTTCTTAGAGCAACGCCAAGTCTTAGACGCTTACGAGAAAAAGTGGAAAGAGTGGCTCAACGTAGATGGGTCAGAGGACTCGACCAAAGAAAAATAATTATAAGACATCCTCATGCAGCTTTAAATACTTTGTTGCAAGGAGCAGGTGCTTGTGTTATGAAGAAAGCGTTGACATTGCTACAACAATATGTTATAAATAAACGAATCAGAGCCTTTCCAGTTGTGAATGTTCATGATGAATTTCAGTATGAAGTTCAATCAGATAAAGCAGACGAATTTGGAAGACTTGCAGTACAATCAATCAGAGATGCAGGAGATTTATTAAATGTTCGGTGTCCACTAAATGGAGAATATAAAATTGGAAACAACTGGTCAGAAACACACTAAGAATATTGCGACATTAGCTGACGACATTAAGCAGTTAATTGCAAATATATCTAAAGGAAAGTCTGCCAAGATTACAGACGAACAAATGAATAAGTTTCTTGGTAATATAAAAGAAGCTTTATTAGCTTGGAATAATCCTGATAGAAAAAAACAAGGAATGTTAAGAATGTCAGTACTAGGTAAACCACCTAGACAGTTATGGTATGATAGGTTTAGTCCTAAAAAATATATAGCTGGTGATGATAGTCTTAATTTAAAATTTTTATATGGACATATATTAGAGCATTTAGTTTTATTCTTAGCTGAATTAGCAGGACATAAAATTGAAGACCAACAAAAGAAAGTAGAAGTAGATGGTATTACTGGACACTTAGATAGTAAAATAGATGGTGAAGTATGTGATGTAAAGTCAGCATCATCATTTAGTTTTAAGAAATTTAAATCAGGTGAGTTGTTAGGTGATGACCCATTTGGTTATCATGCACAGATAGCAGGATATGAACAAGCTGAAGGTACAAAGAAAGGTGCGTTTCTTGTTATAGATAAAGTGTCAGGTGATATATGTTTGTATCAACCTGATGATTTA